TTCAGATTTTTTAAGATCAATTGCTTCATCATTAAAAAAAATATGGAATTTATCGGAAGTTTTTGGAAGATTTAAACAAACTATTTTAACAACATCAACAATACAAATTCCTAAATCGGCACATGAAACCAAAATTGTATTAGAAGGAGTAATGTCAGAATTAAATTGTGCGATGAAATATATTGAACATTTTGTTAATCCAACTAATATTATCCCGATTGATGCTGAATTATCAACAGATGAGAAAAATATTATAGAGAAAGCCGTTATAACTATAGACAATTGGAATATTTTGGCCGAGCAAGGCGTTAGTATAGCAATGTCGTCAAATCCAGATATTCAATTCATAAAAGATTCGAATAATCAGATCAAAAATAAAACAATTTTAATCAAATCTGCAACAGATAGACTAAAAGCAAAGTTATCATTATATAAAGTATCTAATTAAAATTTTTATGCTCTAATTGCTTCAATTCTAGCATTAACATGTAAATCATAAACTCTGTCTATCAATTCATCAATTGTTAAATCATGATTCATCAAAATATTAATAATTTCCATTACAATATTTTTTGAAAATTCATGGGTAAATAATTCATCAAAACCATTAATATTACCACCCTTGACACGGCCATCTATTAATTCACCACCACTACGAATTCTTAACCTATTCATAGCTTTAGTACTAATTACACTGTATATATATTTGATTGTATAATCTGGAGAGCTTTTAAACATATTCACATATAATTTATGTCCTTCTCTTGTTTGATCATCTATATGATATCTTAATTGAATTAAACGATCAATATAGGTAATAACATTTCCATCAATGTCTGTTCTAAAAAAATTGCTGTGTGCAATATATTGAGAAGAAAAACCTTCCAAAATTTGTAACTCTCCACAATATCCAGGATAGACTGAACTAATAGTATCAAATTCTGGTTTAGCTACCTCACCATAATGACCACCAATTTGTATTAATTTAGGTCTATCTGGTAAATATACAAATATATGAGCTAAATCCAATAAAAGATGAGGTCTTGACATTGCTCCAAAATCGATCATACCATGAATATATTCACTTTCAATATTTCTTCTTTGATCTGCACTAATATCTTTTACAATAATTGTACTAATATCATCTTTGAATTTTTTAACCATTTCGATGGTCATTGGTTTATTTTCATAATCAAATAATGGATCATAATGTTTAATCACTATTTTAGTAAAACTAGAATGAATATTTCTTAAAATGGTGCTTCTTAAAATTGTATCCCATGAATTAGCTGCTTTTGTTAAATCACCCCATTCACCTATACCAGTTGTGTATACATAAAAAGTTTTTTCTGCTGGTGCTCTACCTACTAGTTCACCTACACTAGGAACAACTGGTACAGGTACAGCACCAGAACCTGCACCAGATACGGGAACACCACCAGATACGGGAACACCACCAGATACGGGAACACCTCCTGATTTAGGACCAGCAGGCGGAACAGATACAGGTGGCGGTCTAGGGTTATCACACATCTCACATTTTGTTAATGCATCGCGATTGTCGAAAGTACATTTTGGACATGACCACCCTCCTCCAAGTTGACTTAATAGTTCAGAATATTTAGTTTTGTATTTTAAATATTTATTATAAAATGACATTTATATAAAAGAATGATACAAATAAATTATTTTTTAATTAAATATTTATTATTCTGTTTTCGACCAATCAAATTATTTTCCATATCATAAATTTCATTAGTAGAAATATTTAGTAAATAATCACTATTTTTAATTTTAATAGTTTTATATAATACTTCTGATGTATTTGGTGTTTCTACATTATTTTCAGATTGATTATTACTATCTTTTTTATCATCTAACAAATTTGTTGCAGGTAAAAATGGAGAAGAAATATTTTTGACAACAATATTTGTGATATTTGTGCTATTTGATTCATCATCAGATAATTCGTGATTATTTTTAACATCATTAATAGTTTGCATAGTTGGAGAGTCTTCAATATCATCTTTAACTTTACGTGTTTTTTTTGGCTTAGAAATATATTTTCTAGTTAACTCTCTAATACTAATATTATAATCTTGAGATATCTTTGTAATCAGATCAGTTTGTGTTTTTAAAACTATCTGATTACTATCATCTTGTACGGTTTTTATAAGAGAACTAATTTGTGCATTATATAGATTATTAGTTAGTTTTATCGCATTTAGCGTATCAGATATATTTGACATATTTATTATTTATACAATAACATAGCTGATCGATTGATAGGAAATAAAAAATTCAATTTATTATTTAATCAATATTTAATTAATAAATCTTTGTTTAAAATTTTATATTATGTTATCTATTTATAATATAATATATAATGTCAAATAAAGCATTTAATACAATAAGTGGTTTTGGTCAAAAAACAACCAATAATATAAACCAACCAACTAATATAAACCAATCTACTAATATAAACCAACCAAATATAAACCAACCAACTACAACCCAATCTAATTATCAATCAGGATTTGAAATTTTAAGGAAGTATGATCCGGATACATTAGAAAGAATGTCAACAAACATAGTTGATTTTAATTCCCCAAATTCTAACCCAAATTATCAAACAAAACAAGTTCCTCCTTATTCTAGTTTTGTTCCACCTAGGGAACCATCATTAAATGTTGGTATGAGATCCGTACCTATTCAAAATATGACTGTTTTACCTAATCAAATAAATCGAAGTTTAGATTTGTTAGCTCAAACAGATGTGTTAACTATAACAAATATGTATAAAAATTCAAATCTGTTGGATAAATCACATATTGTAAATTCTAATGAATTAGAAGAAACATTAGATAAATTTCAAGGAGTTGCAGTTCCCCATATTCCTTATGAAGATTATGATAAACCAACAGCATTATTTAATAATTTTTCTGGAGATGGTCGTGTTGATATAATTAAAGAATATATTTGTCATGTTAATTCGATTGATCGTGATATTAATAAATATCCTAATCCATTTAATTTTTTAGTAAAATGTGCACCATTAGATGGTGAAACAAATGCATCAATTTCTCGTAAATTCGAGAATATTAGATATATTAAGATTGAAACAGCAGTTTTACCTAGAAAATATTTTGTTACAAAAAATAAAATTGATAATCATCCAGATATAGTTACTGCATTTAAATATAAAATGTTACCATCCGAAAATTCATTAATAAATATATCATCTTCGACTACGGATAAATTTGTAGTAATTTATTCATCATCAGATAGTTCAGCAAATAAACAATATATAAATTACACTTATTATGAACCAGATATTTCAAAAACAATAATTGTATCATTTGAAGCAATCAAAAATATTAATACAGGTGAAGTAATTACATATCAATACGAGTTATCATGTTTATCAATAGAAAATGATAAATATACCATAATGTATTTAAATGATATTAATAATGTGAGTCAATTTTCAACAGATACAACATTATCAAAAGCATTTAATGTTTTATATCCTGATATTATAGCAGGAGACTCTATTTATGTGGATTGTCGTTATGCTGATATGATTTATAAATTTTCAAGTCTTGGTAATTTAAATAGAATGGATATAATTCTAACAAATTCATTAGGTAAACCTTTGTCTATAAATGTTAAAGCACTTGATTATAATGTACCAACTATTAATTCAATGACATGTATTTGTCAAACTAATCAAGAAACAGGTAATGTCGAAAGAGATTTTAGATGTTTATGTAATTATATTAGACATCCAAAATATATAAAAAATCAAATTGATCTGATGTTTAAATTTGGAATTGTTGAAACAGATTTTGATAAGAGAGCATTTAATTAAGATACAACAAATTTAAGTATATTTGATTTTTATTAAATTATATTCAAATGGTAAAAAATCAGTATCAATTCCTAAGTAAATATATTGTTCATCAATAACTAAACCTTCTATCTTTTCCTCTTTTGGAAATACATAACTAAAAAATATCTTTTTTTTTATCTTATTTATCTTATTTTTTTTCATGTCTAACTTATAAATAATTAAAATATTTTTATAAGTTTCCGCAACATATATATCATTTAAATAAAATGTCATTGATGATATTTTAATTTTAATTTTGTCTAATTTAATATTATTATCTAATTTTCTATAATCAGATAATTTTGTTAGATAATCAAATGTATTTATATTATCTTGAATAATTGAATAATCTTTTTCCAAATCTATTCTTACAAATAATATTTTTTTCGTGTTAGATGGTATTGATTGAAACATATAATATAATATATTATTATTTCTATCATATGATATTGCTTCCATACCTTTGTTAAATCTTAAGTTACTTTGATATGGCAAATATTCATAAATAGGATAAGATATCGGTTGTATAAAATTTTGTCCAAAATTTATAGATGCAGATGTTTTTGACAAATAACGTTTAATTATATTACCTGATTGACAATCAACATATGTTAAACTAGATAAATATTCATCTAAAATAATACATAAAGTATTATTTATTTTAATTATTCCTTCAGGATTAATTGTATCAATATTAAATATTGAAAAATGATAATCTGGTAATTGTAGATCTATAATTGATATTAAATTAAAATTATCGTCTAATGTGTAAATTTTTGGGAAGAATTTTTTTTTAATGTCTATTTTCTTTTTATATGAATTTCCTCTATCAGATATACTAATAAACTCATTTTTATTCGTTGTTAAATTTTGATATAGATATAAATCACTAAACATTGGTATCTGATTATTTTTAAGAGGTAAAGAAAGAATATTTAAATATTTAATATCTAAATTATTGTTTAAATTATTATCTAATGTTATTTTCGATGCACCAATAGTGCTAGACATTAATAAACTTATACATAAACTTATACCTAAACTCACACATAAACTAAAATTAAAAATCATATAATATGAATAATATCTGCAGATAATTTTTATATCAAATAAACTAAAAAAAAGAAACTATAATTAATTTAATTAAACTTAAAAAATAATTCTAATCAAACTCTTCTGGATTTGAAACACGTCTTAAAGCTATCAAACGATTAATTACTTGAATTTTCGCCTGATTTTTTATATATGCAACAAATGCATTAATATAATCATTATATGCTAATGTATATGTTTGATTAAACTGATCTCTAAGTTTCATTACATTTTGCAAAACAATTATCTGATTATTATCATTTGCAAAATCTGGTCTAATTAGACGCATATTATCAATATGAATAATTCGTTCAATCTGTTGATTAATATGATTTTGCATTATTTCAGATAATATAGGAGCAACTACAACAACTGGTATAGCAGGAGCTACTACAACAGGAGGTACATCAGGAGCTACTACAACAGGAGGTAAAACAGGAGGTAAAACAGGAGGTACAACAGGAGGTACAACAGGAGGTACAGCAGGAGGTACTACAGCAGGAGCTACTACAATAGGAGGTACACCAGCAGGTAACACTGCCGGTATTACACCAACTGGTGCTAAATTTTCCCCGAAGAATCGACTAAATTCATTATTAAATCTATCATACCAAACTTTAATTCCATGAACATTCAATAAACGTTGACGAAAATTACCAATATCAGAGTTTACCTTATTTTTTTTTAGTGATTCGAGTACGGTTGTCAAATTCTTATTAGAAATATATTGCATAAATTGTGGAGTTTTATTATCAACGCCATAAGAACTTGCTTCAGAATTAGAAATAAATTTATATAATTCATTAATTAAGTCTAATGTATTAGCAATTTGAAAAAGAATATCATTAGATGTATCACTAATAGATGTTGTCATATAATTAGCATTATTTAATAAATTCATAATTTTAGTACGGATAATTGCAGAAGATACATGATTAATTTGATCAGATTCTTCTTTTGAAACTTTCATATTATCTGTATTTTTAGATGTATCAGGTGAAACAGTAGAAGACAAATTTGGTATAATTTCAACAATATTCTTTGGTAGAATTGTATTAATTGTATTATCTGACATTTTAAGTATAGAATCTAATAGTAGATTAATATTATAAGAATTAATCTATTATAAAATAATTCAATTTTTAATCTACTATTAGATGGTATTAATTTAAAACAGCTCAAATAAAATGTCCGGATTTTACCAGACTTTTCTTAACATATACTTTAAAAAATTATAAATCTTTTATTTGGTGGGTTTTCATTATCTATCATTATTTTTTTTATTGCTGCAGCTTCAGCTCTTTCTCTTCTTTTTGAAGATGCTTCATCTGAATTTATTGCTTTTTCTGATTCAGTTGCTCTTTTTGAAGATGCTGTTAATAGTTCTTCTATTAATTTTTTTATTGCATTCGCTTTCTCTCTTTTTCTTTTTGCTTCGTCTTTTGATTCTGCTTCATGTTTTATTGCTTCATCTTTTGCATTTTTTGCTTTAGTTGCTGCAGTTTCAGCTATTGTTAATTTTATTGATGCATTTTCCGCTGCTGATTTTGCTTGT